ATTTGAACAAGACTGTGGGGTGATTCAATGAGTGACATCATCAAGGACGCAGCCGAGGCGTTGCAGGAGGTAGAAAACTCCGGCATACAAGTAGTGCAAGGATGGTACAGAGAGGACATCAAAGAGACACATGTGACATTGTGGGATTGCGGTGAAACTGAGGACAGCTATTCGGATGACACTGCCGAGGGCGTTCAAATTACGGTGCAGGTGACAATCTTTTCTCGGAATGACGAGGTTGAACTTGCAGCGAAAATCAAGAAACTTATGAAAGCAAGTGGATTCTTATTTGAGGCAAGGAATGCAGACGATTCCAAACCTCAAAATGGAATATACATGAAAGCACAACGATTCAATAAATTTTACGAAGAAAGTGAGGAATAAAAATGGCAGAGGTAACACCTATCGTAAGGAGCAGATATTGCGGATTGAGAGACATCTATGCTGCATTATTAACTCAGAACACACAGACAGCGTATGCAGCAGATGTTCCGGTCAAACTGGCAAGAGCGGTCAATGCAAAAATTTCAGACAAATGGTCAAGTGAAAAGGTCTACTCTGACGACGGTACAGAGGACACAATCACATCATACGAGGGAACAGAGGTGGAAATCGAACTCGCATCCCTTGCACCACAGGACAGAGCAATGCTGTTCGGACAGTTATTTGAGAACGGATTCCTTATCAAGAGCAAGGACGACCTTGCACCGGAACTCGCCCTCGGATTCAGAACCAAACGACGCAATGGAAAGTATGAATTTACATGGCTTTACTGCGGAAAATTCGGACAGGGTCTCGATGACGAATTTGAGACACAGGCAGAAAAAATCGCAGTCAAGAGCAACACCATCAAGGGCGATTTCTATGACCGTCAGAAAGATGGTCGTTATCAGATTGTAGTCGATGAAAGCAACCTCGTCGCCGAGGATGTGGATGCAGCGACAGCAATCAAGGACTGGTTCAGCAAGGTGCAGGAAAAAGAACAGGCAGCGGTTAAAGGTTAGTCAGCAACAGATAACAGGAGGGAAATAAAATGGCAAAACATGAAATTGTAATCAATCAGAAAAAGTACACGATGCCTAAAATCGGGGCAGATGACTACATGGACTATTTGGATGCATCTGAGACAATAAACGGCACACAACAGAGCGGATACAAGAGAGAGCACATTCAGTTGATGTGTGAGTGGATTGTCCGTCTCTACGGCGACCAGTTCACGATTGAGGAATTGAAAAATCCGGAAATCGGTCTTTCTGCTGACGAGATAATCACCGAGTTTATGATGGTCGACATCGACATCGCAGAAAAGATTCAGAAAAAAATGGAGAAGATTCAAGAAAATTTTACCGTCGTCAAGTGATGCCGGAAATATACATCCCCTGCAAAGATGAAAAGTATTTCGTGAATAGCATAACAGTCGGGCAATATCGGAAATATGCTCAACTCATGAAAATAAATAGCAGCGAGAAACTGTCGGATGCCCTGTTTTTCAATCAAAAGATTGTGCAGGATGTATTCGACAGCAGGATGTCACTTGAGGAACTGGGAGAAACAGACATCACCGAGGTGATGGTTGCAGCGAAATCAATTCATTTTGTGATGCAGAACGTCATCACACCGAAGTTTTTGGAATTGATGGATGACGAACCTGTGGAACAGGAAACATCAGCATTCGACGAATATGACCGTGAGAACGGGTATGAGGATACAGACGAACAGAAAAGAAACATGTGGGAGGTGTGCTCAGACAATATCGACCGAGTGATTCAGATAGCAATAAAATTATTGAATAATTCATACAGTCAATGCCTTGAGACTGACATCGTGGCATTGCTTGATTACATGAAATTTGCAATCAAGACAATAAACGATAAGCAGTAGGAGAGGAGGGAACTGAATGGCTTATGTAAGCGTGAAAGCGACTGCGGACGCTAATTCATATCAAAAAACAATGAAGTCCATGGCAGCCGAGGCGAAAGCACTGGCAAGCCAATGGACGGCGACACAGGCAAAAGCAAAAGCATTCGGTTCACAAACCGAAGTCCTCACAACCAAGGCGACAGCATTATCGGACAAGATAAAGCTGCAAAAAGAAATTGTAAAACTGGCAGGAGACCAATACGGAAAACTTTCCACAAAACTGTCAGAACAGAAAGCAGAGCATGAAAGTCTCAAGACGAAAGTCGATGCAGCAAGAAAAGCCTATGAAGATTCAGCGACCGCAACGGGAAAAAACTCAGAGCAGTCAAAGAAACTCAAAGAGGAACTGACGAAACTTGAGACCGAACTGAAAGCAAATGAGAGTTCCATCGGCAAGACCGAGACCGCATTAAACAAACAGGCGACCGCCTGCAATAATGCGGAGACAAAACTCTATTCAATGGAGGGGGAACTCAAGAATGTCAACAAGGAACTGCAAAATCATAAACTGGATGCATTTGCAAGCGGATGTGATAAAGCAGGACAGAAACTTGAGGCGTTCGGTCAGAAAATGACCATTGTTTCGGCAGGTATAGCAGCATTTGGAATTTCTGCTGCAAAGATGGCAGTTGATTTTGAGGATTCGATGGCAAAGGTCTCCACGATTATGGATACCGGAGAAATGTCAATCGGAGACATGTCGACCGCAATCACAGACCTGTCAAATGAGACAGGAATTGCAGCAGGAGACATTGCTGACAACGTATACAACGCCATCAGTGCAGGTCAGAAAACGGGAGATGCTGTCAATTTCGTTCGTCAGTCCACAAAACTGGCGACGGCAGGTTTTGCGGAATCCGGAGACACCCTCGACGTGCTGACCACAATCATGAATGCCTACGGTCTATCGGCAGAGCAGGTCACAAACGTGTCGGACATGTTGATTCAGACACAGAATCTCGGCAAAACGACCGTTGGAGAGTTATCGTCTGCAATGGGTAAAGTCATCCCGACGGCGAATGCTAACAGCGTAGCACTCGACCAGTTATGTGCAGGATATGCAATCATGACAGCGAACGGTGTTGCGACAGCAGAATCGACGACATACATGAACTCGATGCTCAACGAGTTGGGAAAGACTGGCAGCACGACCGACGTGATTCTGAGAGAAAAGACCGGAAAGTCATTCAAGGAATTGATGGCAGATGGAGCAAGTCTCTCGGATGTTCTTGCCATCGTAGACGGAGCAGCAAAGGAACAGAACCTCTCAATGAGCGATATGTTCTCGTCATCAGAGGCAGCAAAAGCAGGTCTCATTCTACTGGGTGATAGTGCGGACACGTTCAACACCACCCTCGGACAGATGCGGAACTCCACGGGTGCGACAGATACGGCGTTCGGCAAAATGAAAACAACCTCATACGACACCAAGGTGACACTCAATGAGTTGAAAAACACCGTGATGCAGTTTGGTCAGACGATTCTCACATCGGCAGCACCAATCATTGACCAGTTTTCAGATAAAGTCAAAGCGTTGTGTGAATGGTTCGGCTCACTGGACGAGGGGCAACAGCAGACAATCATCAAAGTCGGGTTATTCGTGGCAGCGATTGCACCGCTATCCATTGCCCTCGGTAAAGTGGGGCAGGGCGTCAAAGGAGCAGTCAACGGGTTCAAGGCGATGCGAGATGTGGTCACGAAAGTGATTGCAAAGGTAGCAGCCAAGACAGCAGCGACGACAGCGGATGCAGCAGCAGAAACCGCCTCCACGGTGGCATCAGCAGCCAACACGACAGCAACGTCAGCAGGAACGGCAGCAACACTCGCACACACGGTCGCAACCAAGGCAGCAGCAGCCGGACAGTGGTTGTTGAATGCAGCGATGTCGGCGAATCCTATCGGCATTGTTGTCCTTGCAATCGCAGGACTTGTCGCAGGGTTCATCGCTTTATATAAAAACTCAGAGACGTTCCGAAATGCCGTCAATAAATTATGGACGGCGGTCAAAGAGGCATTCGGCAAGATTGCCGAGGTCGTCTCGAATGTATTCGGAAAAGTCAAAGAGACGGTATCCGGTGCATGGGATAAAGTCAAGACGGCGACGAGCGAGAAACTCTCAAGCCTCAAAGAGACGGTATCCGGTGCATTCAATAAGGTCAAGGAAACAATGGGAACTGTTCTCGGTGCTGCAAAAGAAACAGTATCCGAGAAATTAAACAATATCAAATCAGCCTACGAGGAGAACGGTGGAGGAATCAAGGGCGTTGTCGCCGGAGCATGGGAGGGAATCAAAGGATATTACACCGCAGGTCTCTCTTTTGTGGATAAACTAACCGGAGGCAAACTCACCGAAATCAAAAAAGCATTCTCGGACAAACTGGGAGAGATGAAAGCAGCGGTCAGCGAGAAACTCGCACCGATAAAAGAGGCTTTTTCCAATGCGTTCGGGAAATGCAAAGAGATTGTCACGACGGTGTTCGAGACAATCAAGAACGTCATCACGGTGGCGTTCATGGCAATAAAAGAAATCATCAATGCAGCGGTGACAATCATCACGTTGCCATTCCGGTTCATTTGGGAAAACTGCAAAGACATCATCATCGAGGTGTGGAATGCTATCACCTCAAAGGTACAGACCGCAATCAATACCGTGAAAACGGTCATCAGTACGGTACTGACCGCCATCAAGACCATAGTCACGACGATATGGGATGCCATTAAGACAAAGATTCAGACAGTGCTTGAAAACCTCAAGACCATCATCATGACGGTGTTCGACTTTTTCCTTGCAAGGATTCAGTTCATATTGACCGGAATCCTGTCAGTTATCACGACGGTATGGACGAACATCAAAACAAATGTGCAGACGATTCTTGAGGCAATCCGGACGGTCATCACGACAGTGTGGACGGCGATTCAGACAGCCGTGACAACCGTGGTCAACGCCATCAAGACGGTCATCACGACAGTGTGGACGGCGATTCAGACAGCCGTGACAACTGCGGTCAATGCCATCAAGACGGTAATTGATACAGTATGGACGGCGATTCAGACCAAAATCACAACTGTGGTCAATGCCATCAAGACAGTGGTGACAACAGTGTTCACAACTGTGAAAATGACAGCGTCATCTATATGGAACGGCATCAAGTCAGCCATTGAGACAGCAATCGACACGGCAAAGAACACGGTATCGACCGCAGTCAATGCAGTGAAAACCACTGTGACCACTGTATTCAATGCACTGAAATCAACAGTCACAACAGTATGGAACGGCATCAAATCAGCCATCGAGACACCGATAAATGCTGCAAAGACAGCCGTATCGAATGCGATTGATGCTATAAAAGAAAAATTCAATTTCGAGTGGTCACTGCCGAGTTTGAAACTGCCACATTTCAGTATCTCCGGCTCATTCAGTTTGAACCCTCCGTCAGTTCCGTCGTTCGGAGTGGAGTGGTACAAAACAGGCGGTATCATGTTACAACCGACGATATTCGGAGCGAATGGAAACAATTTCATGATAGGCGGTGAGGCAGGTGCAGAGGCAGTTCTCCCTCTCGAACCATTCTACACGAGATTGAATATGATGCTTGATAACAAGTTGCAGGCATTAAAAGCAACAACAAATGTATATGTGGAAACACACAACTATATTGACGGCGACGAAGTCGCAAGCAGGACGACCGAAAAGGTCAGCGACAAACTTGCCATTGAAACAAAAAAGAGGAGGTAAAAAATGCAGATTAACAACACGGACATTCGGACATTCAGTGCCAAGCAGTTAAAAGTCTCATACACACCTCCATCCACAGCCGTGAACGTGGAACTATTCGACGGGGCATTGACCCCGTCGGAATCTGAGACATACACACCACTGTCAGAACTCACGGTTGAGATTTATTTCAGAGGGCAGACAAGAAATGAAATACAGAGATATGTCAGTGATTTCAATGCCATGTTGCAAAAAGGTGTCATTTTGACACTGGATGGATACGAGAGAAAATTCAAGGCATACATGACGGGCAACACACTCAACAAGACCATCACCGGAACGAGGTACAAAGCAGAGTTCACATTCAACGGATACTGGTTCAGCGATACAGTGACACTCACATGGCAGGAAGTACATGAGGCAAAATTCGAGGCAGCAGGGAACAGGTGGTCACCGTGCAAACTGAGCATCACGGCACTGGAATACATCGAGGTGTTGAAAATCAACGGTTTCTCCGACGAGTTGACAATCAATGTTATTCCGAGAGGAGCGACAGTCGTGATTGATTCGACCAAAGGATTCATCACGATGGACGGAGCAAACAAGTTCGGGGATGTCGACGGCATGATGGAGTTTCCATTCTTGAAAACCGGAGAGGACAGAGAACATCATCTCATATTTTCAGACAAGAACATCATTGTGACACTGGAATACAATCCAATGTGGCTCTAGGAGGTGCAGGATGGAACTATTCAATGATATGCACATAAAAGTGTGCAATCTGTTCGGAGTGAAAGAAATATGCATCACAAGTACACTGAAAACCGGAGACAAGGAATTGACATTCATGTTCCGGAAAGAAAACCCGTATGCGTCCTCAATCAAAGAGGAGGGGTATATCCGGACACAGAGCGACGAGTTTGTCATCAAACAGATTGAGCCGTCAGATTCATGGTATAAATGCACCGCAGCGATGAATGTGGAGAGCCTTGAGGGGAAACAGTTCCCGACAGGATTCAAGACAACAGAGGTCACGGCAGAGGAATGTGTCGAAACGGCGATTGATGGAACGGAGTGGAAAGTGATTCTTTGCGAGCCAACCAAAAAAAGGACGGTGTCATCGGATTCCAACTGTTCCGCATGGAGCATCATTCAATCGGTCATCACTACATACAGATGCGAAATCAAATTCGATTCGATTGCTAAAACAATCGCAATCTATGAAAAGATAGGCGAGGACAAAGGAGCGTATTTCATGGAGAGATTGAATCTCAAACGATTGCAGATTCAGTCGAACTCATACGATTTCTGCACGAGACTAATATGCATCGGGAAAGATGGCTTGATGCTTGATATAGATGGCAAGAACTACGTCGAAAACTATCAGTATTCAAAGAAAGTCAAGACCTGCACATGGAAAGATGAACGATACACCGTTCGAGAATCATTGCAGGAGGACGGCGAGGCGAAACTGGATGAACTCTCAAAACCATACAAGTCCTACACCGCAGACGTCATTAATCTCGCCGAGGTATCTGAGGAATACAAAGAGGTGTTCTCGGTCGGACTGGGAGACACGGTGCTGCTGATTTCAAAATCAACAAACCTCAGAGAGAAACACAGGGTCGTGAAATTCTATGAATATCCGCTAACCAAGGAACGAAACAAGGTTGAACTGGCAAATACGAGATTGTCATTCGAGGAGGTTCAAAAGACCGAGCAGGAACTCTCGTGAGAATGGAGGTGAGAAAGTGAATATCATTAGACACATCAAAGTGGATTTATATGGCGACACTCAACATTTTGCGGTGGCAGCCAAGCAGATGGATATGGGAACAAGATACGTCGGCGTCACTTTATTGGAGGACGGCGTCGTCTATGAGATTCCGGACAATGCCGAAATTATCATCAATATGACAAAGCCGGACAAGACCCACGTTCACAACGACGGAGAAAAGTCCGGAAACGAGGCACTCGTTCCATTAACGAGAGGAATGCTCATGGTTCACGGCACTGCTCAATGTGAAATTCAGTTATACCAAAACGGTGCGTTGCTGACAAGTGCCACGTTCGAGATGGAGATATTTCCATCACAGAGAGATGAATCAGAAATCGTCCACTCCGGAGAATACACAAGACTTGAGAACACGATTGCAGCAGCAAGAGAGGCTCTCCAAATTGCACAGGATACTCAGAACAGCATCGACGCAGCCGAGGCGTTGCGTGTAGCAGCAGAAAAGGCGAGAGAGACTGCTGAGAAAGCAAGAGAAATCAAAGAGAGCCGGAGAGAGGATTCCACGGCGAAAATCATTGTAGAATGTGCCGAGGAAATCGCCAAGGCAGCAGAGCAGACAGCAGCGTGTCTCAAGGCAACCGAGGAGGCAAACAAAATCATCATCGAGCAGAGCGGTCTTGATGCCATCCTTGCAGCAGTCAGAGACTACTATGAACGCATTCAGCAACTCGAAACAGACATCAACATCAATGTGGACGGGGGAACGCCAACCAGTACCGAACTCCTGCTTGTAAAGGGAGGAACACCGTTCACGACCGACTATGATAAATACATAGCCGGAACGTCTCACACAATATAGAAAGAGGTGAAAACAGATGGCAACAGCAACAATCACGTTAAAAAAAGGAACGACCGCCGAATGGACGGAGAGCAAGCGAGTTCTTGACGACGGAGAACTCGGACTTGAAACCACAGCGGACGGTCACCGAATCATCAGAGTGGGAAATGGAGCAAGTGAGTTCATGGACTTGCCTGTCACATTCGACATCGAGGAGGTCAGAGAAATCAAGACCGGAATGGATGTGGATTCTCAGACCTATTACAACAATCTTGTCGCTAAAGGCACGGAGCTACTGGCAGAAATGAAAGCACTGGCGACCACGGTCGAACTTGAGGACGATGTAACGGCTATCAAGTACCGAATGGGTATCTCGAACGGCACGTTGTACTTTGAGGAAATTACAGAGGAGGTAACAGAATAATGGCAGCAGGAGACAGAATATTCATGGCGAAAGAATCGACCTCGCAGAAGATTCTCGCAAATACAGAAAAAATCATCAGTGGAGCAGCAGAGAAACCTAAAAGATACGGCATGAGAATCAACAGGCTCGACAGCAATCCGGCAACCCGTGTCACATATCTTTTTGATGCCGTCGGGATGACACCTGCCGGAATGAATTACAGTGCAGGGGCGTTTGATTACGGCGACTGGGGAGACTTGTGGTTTGTAAAGAATAACCGTCCGGTCATGCTGAGAACCGACGGAACAGTGGACTATGAATTGAATCATGAGAATCACGCCTTGAAACTGGATGGCACTCCATCCGCAGTCGCATCCACTGCCTACGGTGGGAATGCAATGTCTGAGATTCCACTGATTTGGGTCAAGAGATGGTCTCAGAACAATTATGATTTCGTTGTATTCTGCGAAACTCAGTATGATGACACCTATCACGCATACGCTCACACAGATGCAGACGGAAATGTCCTGCCTGTGACATATTTCCCTATGTATGAGGGTTCAGTTATCAACAACCGTATGCGTTCGCTGTCCGGTCAGACGGTATCGGCATCGCTTACAGATGCACAGGAAACCACAGCAGCACAGCAGAACGGCGACAGATGGGATAAACTCTCATTTTCAGAATGCAACCTCATGTATGAGATGTGTACTCTGATTTCAAAGAACACGAACTCGCAGACAAAGTTCGGCATGGGATGCAGCACATCAGACAATTTCCTTGCAACCGGAACACTCAACGGCAAGGGTCAGTTCTATGGAACAAGCGGAACGGCAGCAGGTGTCAAGATGTTCTATTGTGAGAATTTCTATGGCAACTACTGGAAACGAATCCGTGGACTTATCAACGACAACGGAAACATCAAAGTGAAATTCGTTCCACCATACGACAGCACCGGAGCAGGATACATCAGCACGGGTCTTGTGCCTGCCGGAACATCCGGAGGATACCTGTCTGAGATGCGTATGACGGACGGAGGCAGAGTTCCGGTGAAAGCATCCGGAAGCGAGACCACATACGAGTGTGATGGTTTTTGGTTCAACAACGCTCAGTTGGATGTTGCCCTGTTCGGTGGCAGCCGTGGCAGCGGGTCGAAGTGCGGTCTCTCGTGCTGGCATTTGGGCAACCTTGCGACGGACGTGGCCGCGAGCATCGGGGCGAGCCTTTCTTGCAAACCGCCTGTTGCTGCGTAAGCAGCAGGGGGAGGAACGGAGGGGGTTTCCCCATCCGCAAAGGGAGGTTCGGAGGGTTTACCCTCCGAGTGTCTCGCCACTGAGTAGAATTTCCACGATGTTGGAAACAGGACGAGGAGACGACACAAAGCGACTTTTTCGTGGTAGAATCTCCGACGTGATTATAAAAATGATGACCCTATACATGAGGGGGATTCGGTGTGCGTCCTTGCCCTGTTCGGTGGCAACCGTGGCAACGGGTCGAAGTGCGGTCTCTCGTACTGGAATTTGAACAACCTTGCGACGAACGTGAACACGAACATCGGGGCGAGCCAATCTTATCAAATGACGGAGCGTATAACCAAAAGCACACCGCATTCCTACACCGCAGGCAGTTGAGACACTGCTAACCAGTGAAAATGATACCGATGCAGGCAGGGTCGAGTATTGGAAAAGAAAGACCTTGAGGTGATAAGAAAGAAATGGGAAAGAAATCCGTCAACAACCTGTTTGAACCTATGCTTGAGCATAGCAACGTAGAGAAAAAGTTTCACATTGCAGCAAAGGGAAAGACCGAGCGGTCTGACGTTGCCGTGATACTGAAACCGGAAAACATTCAGAGACACGTTGAAACGGTCATCGAGCAACTATCCAACACAGCACCGGAGGGGTATGACGTACCGAATCCGGAAAAGGCGTGGAGACCTGCCAAACATGGCAAGGTGAGAATCAACGAGGGAACGAGCAAGAAACAGAGGCTCATTGAGAAACCTCGATACAATTATGAGCAAGTGGTTCATCATATAGTGGTGTCGGCTTGCTATGACATATTTATGCAAGGCATGTATGAGTTCTCATGTGGGAGCGTTCCGAACAGGGGTGCTCACTACGGAAAGAAGTACATCGAAAGATGGATACATACTGACCTCAAGAATTGCAAATATATCCTCAAGATGGATATACGGCACTTTTTCGAGAGTGTCGACCATGACGTCCTCAAGGCGTGGCTTGAGAAGAAAATCAGAGACAAAAGGATGCTCAACATCCTGTTCTTGATTATCGACGGCAGCGAGCAGGGATTGCCACTCGGTTTCTACACATCGCAGTGGCTATCGAATTTCATGTTGCAGCCACTCGACCACTGCATCAAAGAACAGTTACATGCTGCACACTATATCAGATACATGGATGACATGGTCGTGTTCGGCAGGAATAAAAAAGAATTGCACCGGATGCGGATTGCGATTGATGATTTTTTGAGAGAACGTCTCAACTTAAAAATGAAAGACAACTGGCAGGTATTCCGGTTTGAGTATGTGGAAAGAAAGACCGGAAAGGTCAAGGGCAGACCGCTCGACTTTATGGGTTTTGAGTTCCACCAAGACCGGACGATTCTGAGAGAATCAATCATGCTCAGTTGCACAAGAAAAGTCAACAGGGTGGCGAAGAAAGACAAAATCACATGGTATGACGCAACGGCAATCCTGTCATACATGGGATACCTCACCCACACGGACACTTATGGCATGTATCAAGACAGGGTCAAGCCGTATGTGAATGTCAAGAAACTGAAACGGATTGTCAGCAAGCATTCAAGGCGAAAGGAGAAAGAAAAGCGTGAAAGAGTGGAGAACAGTATTCGGAACAGAACCGGAGAAACCGCAGGAGTTCGACGAGACACTCTCTCCAACAACGGTCTATCAGAGACGCAATGTCGTGGAAAAGACCAAGGTTGAGGAGGATGGAACAAAGGTCGTCGGATGGGAACGTGAGGAGCGTGAGTTGACACTGGACGAGTATCAGCAGATGAAACTTGTGCAGGAGGTTGTCAACACCAACAAGAGCGAAATCGTCAGCAGTGTGACAGATTTTCAGAAATCCGCAGTGATTGACGAGTACACCTTGCAACTGGTAGAGGAGGGATTGTTATAATGCGAATCGTCGTAGAAAGTTTCAAGAGACTGTATGAGGCAGGAAAACTCACGAAAGAACAGATTGCGGAACGTGCTGCATCCGGCAAGATTACCGATGCAGAATACACCTACATCACCGGAGAGGAAAGAACGGAATCATGAGACCGCTTGAATTGATTTCAGAGATGTGCGACATCATCAACACCCTGTCGGACATCGTGAAAAGACAACAGACAGAGATTGAGCGGTCGAAAGTCGAGGAGCAGGTCAAGAAAGAACTCAGAGGCATGGTCTCAGAGGCAGAGAGAAAGATGGATGTGAATGAATACCACCTCCGTCACATTATTGACACCGACGACGGCGAACCGCTTGAGGAGGGAGCAGCAGATGACCATTGAGGTTTCAATCCTGTTGACTGGCATCTCTGTCGCCGGAGCGTTGTATTTCGGACTGAGTACGAAAAAGAGGAATGAAAAGAACGACACCAAGGCAGAAGCAGAGAAAGCGGTCAGCGATACCAAAGAGGAGACAAAGAACGACACTCTTGTGATGATGAAACTGGAAATGATTTCGGATGATTTGAAAGAAATTAAAACCGAAAACCGCAATTTCAGAGAGGACATTGCGACCCTGCGAGAACGGGTTGCAAAAGTCGAATCATCACTCAAGAGTTATCACAAGCGACTGGACGGTGAAACCATCCATCCGATTGATTAACAGGAGGGCGACAGGGCAAGGCAACGTCACGAATGGAGGCGATAAAAGTGAACAGGGAAACAAAAAGACGATTGCAGGCGAAAATCCGGCACGAGAGAAAACTCAGACGGATTCAACTGAAAAAGGCAAAAGCAAAGAACAAGGTTTCCGGTCAGTTCATGAATCGTGTGGTTATCTGTGACATCCTTGCAGCCTTAATCTTTACGGTCGTTATGATTGTGTTATTTGCAAAGACAGGCTCAGAACCGTCGACACTGATTGAGAATGTATTCCGTTTTCTCTCAGTTGAGGGCGGTGCGATGGCACTCATTAAGGTATCCAAAACGGTCATGAAACCAAAGACGGAAACTCCACAAGCAGAGCCGGAGGAAACAGAAACCACGGCAGAGACAGAGGAGGAATAAAAATGGCAGAATGGATTGTTGAAAACTGGTTCATCATCGTCGCACTGGCAGCAGTTGCCGGAGGCGTTGCATGTGCCATATATAAATTTGCAGGACTTCCAACAAAGGAACAGGTGGCAAAAATCAAACAGTGGTTATTACTTGCGGTAACCACAGCAGAAAAGGAACTCGGAAACGGAACAGGTCAACTCAAACTCAGATATGTGTACGACCTATTCATCAGCAGGTTTCCGGTGGCAGCAAAGATTGTCTCATTTGCGACGTTCTCCATGTGGGTGGACGAGGCACTTGAGAGCATGAGAGCGATGCTCAAGACAAATAAATCCGCACAGGAATATGTGTCCGGCGATACCCAGTAGAGGAGGCGGTGTGAATGTATCAGTTTTTCATGAACAACTGGCACATACTGTTGACCATCTACATCGTGGGAGCGGTGCTGACATTCATCGGTCTGATTGCGTTTTTCTACTGGATAGGAAAAGCAGAGGACGAGGACAGGGAAATGTATCCGGAGGCGTATCCGGAGGGGAATGCAGGAGCGTTCCTCTCGTGGGTCGTAGGGATAGGAATATCCGTGTTGCTGAGTGCGATATGGATAGGAGCACCGCTCATATTCATCGGCGTGTGGCTATTTGGAATTATTGACGAGAAATTTCCGGAACTCATGGGAGATTTCGGAGACGACACAGAGGAGGAACAGGATAATGATTGAAAAAATTATCAAAAAGGCAATCTCATTCCTCGGAGTGAGTGAGCCGACTGGTGATGACCAGTTCATCAAATTATACAATGAATTGACAGGAGCAGGGTTTTCCATGTCAGTGGCATGGTGTGCGATTTTCGTGACAGCGATTGCGAGACTGGTGGGAGCACCGACGAGCCTCATTCCGACATTCGCCTCATGCGACGCAGGAGTGAAATGGTTCAAGAACAAAGGAAGATATGAAAAGGCGAAATACTACGGAGGCACATACACACCGAAACGTGGTGATGTGATTTTCTATTCATCCAAACATACGCAAGCAGATTCCACTCATGTGGGATATGTGGTGAGTGTATCCGGCAGCACAATCAAAGCCATCGAGGGCAACAAGAACGATGCAGTCGGATACAGAAACATCAACGTATCTGACAAGTACATCATCGGATACGGACGTGTGGCAGATTTTGCAGGCGGTACGACGAGCAATCAGATGTCATCAAGCGAAACCACATCGAGCACGAAAGTGGATTCGGCGAAGTCGTTCAATAAATCACTCGCAGGCACATACACGGTCAGCACTAACACAGACCCGTTGACGTTGAGAGCCGGAGCAGGACAGAACAAGACAAAACTTGCATCCATGCCGAAAGGTTCAAAGGTCAAATGTTACGGATATTATACGACCGTGTCCGGAATTAAATGGTTGCTCATTGCCTACAACGGACAGACAGGTTTTGCATCTTCAAAATACTTAAAAAAATAGGAGGAAACTATCATGAGCGAAACAACAATGTACTATCTCGGAACAGGAACAGAGTTCATCAAGGCACAGTGTAAGCCATACAAGACCATCGAGGGAGCACTCAAGGCAGCAGCCAAGGACGAGAGCCTCGTGGTGTGGGATGAAAATGGAAACGTCATCGGGTCATTGACCGATAATGTTCCCGATGGAGCACTCGCAACGAATGCAGACGGCAGCGTCAACTCCTACAATGCAGATGGTCAGCAGGTCGGAGTTGCCACTGCTGCAACCGTGGCAGCAGTCACAGGAAACGAGCCACAGGGCGACACAGAGGGCGAGAATGCCTCACAGGGCACAGATGAACCAACCAACGGAGAAAACGGCGAGAATGAGGCGAATGCACAGCCACAGAGCACCGGAGGAGAGAATATGATGCAGCAGGGTGACGCTGAGACCGTCGAGAACGGCACGGAGAACACTGAGCAGGCAAATACTCAGCCGGATGCAGGAGAGGACGAGAATGGGGCGAATGCACAGCCACAGAGCACCGGAGGAGAAGATGTGCAACAGGGCAATGAACCGGAACGGGTTAAGGAACAGACCGGACGATTCAACATCACGGTTGTGTGTGAGGGCAGTCTCAGACTGAGACGTTCTGCATCGTTCACCATCGACAACGAGTGCGGTCGTGCATCCAAGGGTCAGACCTATATCGGCAAGAGAATATTCATGTGCGACGGTCTGCCGATGGTGGAGACTATCGACGGATTGTTCCTGTCGGCAGCAGCATGTCACGTCAGCATTGAGAAAGTCGGATAATGAAAAAACAGAGGGCAGCAGGTTGATTCCTGTTGCCCTTTTTCTATGCAAAAAAGTTGCTCAATGAGCAAAAAAAGTGTTGACAAAGTGGCTCAATGAGCATATAATATAATTGTAACAAGGGAATAGCAGGAAAGGAGAAAAGCATGGAGAGCAATCAAATGACAAATAACCAGTTCAGAGGAATAATCAAGATGATAATTGCACTAATTAGGAATGACACTCCGAAAGAGGAGTTGATTGAATACTTATCAGAATTGCTTGAATAAAATAGAATAAAGGGTCACACGAGGGGAGACATCCCGAAACATCCTGCTAGTCTCCCCAAGTGCTATAAACGAATCATAGCAGGAGAAAAAAAGAAAGTCAAGGGAGTGAGAACGAATGACAATAGAAGATGCACGGAAACAGATGAATATGTCAAGGCGTGAGGTCTCTGAATGGTTAGAAATTCCATACCGGACATTGAGCGGATGGGAGAACGGAGAGAGAGCGTGTCCGGCGTATATCGAAAAACTGATTGTTGAGAAGATTCTCAGAGGGCGAGAGGCGGTTTGA